CACATGACTATTAGGTATAGTTATATTGGCACCACTACCTTGTGAAATTATTATGTTGTAAGGTCCACTACTTCCTGAGTCTGTTGTTGCATTTTCTATAAACCAAAGTTTAGATACTGTGTTTGGCCCAATAGTAATAGTGCAATCACTATCAAGAGCACCTGTGTATTTTAAGTAAATTGATCTACCTGGATCAGTAGAACCGTCAGCTATAGTGGTTGTATGAGTATCGGCGTTAGTGGTTATCGCCTCTGTACCAAAGCTAAAAGCCTCTGCAATAAGTTCTAAATTTGTGTTCGTAGAAGTTCCCCAGGTTCCTGATTCATCACCTGTTGCTATCTCTTTTAACCTTAAATCATTTACATAAGTTGCCATGTTTGTCTCCGATCAAATTTATTATAAGTTGTTTTTCCATAAAAGTTAAGCTACTTGTTCCCAGTCTGGATCATTAGTAGTATTTACTGAAGTCCAGCTTGGTGTGTTAGTAGTACTAATCTCGCTCCAAGATGGATCCTGTACTGGGTCTATTTTTGACCAAACTAATATAACTCCTACGTTTCCTGTACCAGATACACCTACTAAAGTTACATTTGCTTTAGCAACTGTTGTGGCCGAACCGATGCTACCCGTACAACTTATACCGTCAATATTAATTAATTCATTATGATGAACAGTAACTGATCCTATGGCAGAAGTTGCTGATAACCCAGATACTATTACGTTAGCTTCACCGTCTACATCTACTATCACACTACCAAGCGTGGCAACAGCACTAGTAGCATTAGCGACAGCTTGACCGTTGACACCCACACCACCTATAGCACTTGTAGCAACAAGTGTACTTGGCGTTACGTTTGCTTTAGCAACTGTAGATATAGTGCCTAATGCACTAGTTCCTACTTGAGATGAAAGAGTTAGGTTCGCTTTAGCTACTACTGAAGATGTGCCTAAAGCACTCGTAGCTGATTGTCCTGTGGGTGTTACGTTTGCTTTACATTGAAGTGTAGGTACTCCTAACGCTGAAGTACCAACTTGAGAAGAGGGAGTTACATTTGCTTTCGCTACGACAGAAATAGTGCCTAATGCACTTGTAGCTGATTGTCCTGTTACATCTACTAATGTTGCTGCGGGTTGCCCCCATGGACCGTTACCCCATGTAGAACGACCCCATCCAGCCATACGTTAAGCTATTCTTATAATAGCTGTACTTGCTGCTGCTGCGGGGAAAACTATTGTAAAATCCCCTGCTGTAGATGTTTTATCGCCACCGAAATCTATACAAGCTACTGATGGATCGCCTGATTGGGTGTCATTATAAATCATACAGCCTCTAGCTGTAACTGTAGCTGTACTAAATGTTAAGTCGTTAAAATCAGTAAAACCAGTCGTACCACTTGAGGTTGGATCCACATTAGTAAGAGCTGCACCTCCTGCTGTGTAGTTAGTTCCACTCACCTCATTAGAAGTAGTGTACGCTGTAGTTGCAGCACCTATTGATGCTGAACTAGTATATAAAGCTAGTTTAAAAGTGTTACCACCAGATGCTTTGAAATTATGGTGTGCTTCTAAAAGTTCTTTTTTAAAACTAGTTGTTAAAGTTGAATCAATTGCCATTATAGCTCCTTCAAAATTTTAGCCATGTTTTCGTGACCTTGTTTAGTTAATTTACCGTTCAAAGTAACTACATGACTGTTTATTGCTTGTTTAATATGATATAGTACTTGTTCATAAATAGCTAGTTTATATGCCTCTGCTTGTTGTCGTATATGCGGTGCAGCATTTTCTGATATACCACAAATACGTTCAGTACAACGTTGAGCCCAAAACTCTGGTGTTTGTCCACTATGATTAGTAGTGGCTACTTCTATATTGCCTAAAGCTACTTCTGTATCTACTTCTATCATGCTTGAGGCTGTCTCCTTATTTCATCATACCTATATTGATCTCTGGTATCTTTACCCTCACCTAAATTTTTCAACATAGCTATAGCTTCTTGATATTTTTGTTCGTATATAGGAACACTTTCAAACATTTTTAAATACGTACAGGCTTCTACTAAACAACCATACAACATAGCATTCATAGCATTAGTAGATAACCAAGTTGTACCATCGTCTGCTCCAGCTGTAAGAGAAGCTGGTCTGTAAAAATAATGTAGTTCAAATGTAAAACTGCTGCTTGGTGATGGTGCTAAAATAAATCTTGTTTCGTCAAACTCTGCATAATATTTGGGGATACCTGTTGTTGCTTCTGCAGGTTGAAAATCACGTATAAAAGAAACATGTTTTAATTTTAAATAGTTGTAATTACTACTACTATCTATAACTGCTAAACTAAAAGGTGCTAAAAAATCGCTTGGCATAGCTAGATATGAATTACTGCTTGATGCGGTGCCTGTAACGTTTTTTCTAAAAACATCAAGCTGTACAGATTTTAATATTTTTTCTTCTGTGCTTTTTATGAAATTAGGAATATTAGTTACTAAACTACTTTCTGTACTTTCAATATAGTCTTGTATAGCGGTAGTGAGTGTTGCTTTTGTCCAGCTCATAAAATTATGTTACTATATTTATACTACCAAGACTAGTTGTAGCTTTAAAACCGTCGAACTGTGTCCCGATAGTATTACTATTTTTAGCCCACATTATAGGAGAACTTACACCATTTATATCTTTAGGATTAGAAACTATAATTTTACCTAAATGTATAGTCGGTGCTGGTTCTGTGGGTCTTGGATCACGTAAAGCTTCTGGGTCTGTTCTATGTGGTTGTGGATCCAACTGTGGGTGCTTAGGTTCAAAACATTCATGACAAACTCTTAACCCGTTCCACTCTTGTTTTAAATCAAGATATTTTTCTACAAAACCACATCTGTCACATCTAGCAAGTGAATGTTTACCCGAAGCGTAAGCCATTAATAAGAACTCCTTGAGGGTACTAATTTTAAAGAAGCTCTGTTACGATCTTCATCTGCAGCTAATTTAAAATCTTGTTCATACTGTTGTTTTAATAACCCTACCCTTTCTGGATTCTTTTTCATAGCCATATAATAAGCTAAGCCACTTACCATACAAGGTATAAATCTTGATGGAACTTCTGGGTCTTCATTAGAAGCTGTTACGTCATCTATACGTTGTATAGTGTTAGCTATAAGTTTATATGTAAATGCATCATCAGGAACTGGCCACAATTTTACTACAGGAGTTGTTTGTCTGTCTAAAAATAATTGTGTAGGTCTGCCTGTGCTTGTTTTATCTGGTATCTGTAAATATTCTGTTCTACCTATGCGTTCAATACTAAGGTCTGTTGTGTTTGAGTTGCCGTCAGTTTGCTGTATAACAGCTGACACTATATCGATATCATAAGAATTGAGAGTGTAACTTGAAGTACCTGAACTTAAATTAGTTGTAACTTGATCAATAGTCCAGATATTCACACCTCTGTTAGACCAATCAGCGAACATTATATTCATTGACCGCCTAGCAGTTTCTGCATCATACCCAGTTCTGAGTTCAATGCCAGCTAATTCAAATGCCTCTTCAATAGTGTCAGATATATTAAGAGAAAAAGTCTTACTACCAGAAGTAGCCATTACTAATACTCTTTTACTACTGTTAGTACTATAACGTAAGAGTCGCCACTAGCGTGACCAGTGGTAGTGAGTTTTATATCACCAGTTTTACCACTTGCTGCTGCTGTATTTTGTAAACCACCAAACTCTGAAAAATCAATATCGTCACTATAGTCAGAATTTAAATCCCAACATATTGTGTCGGTAGTAGCGTCCCAAAGTAGTTTTACACTCATACCAAAGGTTGAGTAAGTGATTTTAGCTAGTTTGCATCCAGTGCATGTCGCACCATCGCCTTTTCTAGTTGCTAAAGCACTTACATCAATCTTAGTTACGGCTGACTCACCTGTACCGTCTGATGTATTAGTGAGCTGAATAACAGCTTTTCTATCATCATCAACAATAGTGGTTGAGGTTACTGCGTCTGCCATAATTTACTCCTATGCGTCTGCGAATGGTGTTACTATAGTGCCTGAGCCTAGTATAATACCTTCTACTGCATACTTAGCTGAACCTATAGCAGTCACTTTTACGATACTGCCTGCTAATCCGCCTTTAGTACTTCCATTCATAGTAATAACGTCATTAGATGCACCTGAGATC